GGTTGAAGGCATGAAGGGCCTGTTCAACCCCACCGACACCATCAGCAAGCAGTTTAAAAACGGCATGATGGGCACTGGCGTGCTGGGTTTTGACGAGATCAACATGTCTCAGTCGATCAAGCAGTTCACCACTGGCTCGCGTACCGCTACCGGCGGCACCACTTCGGCTGCTGTGACCAGCGAAGGTGCTACCACCATCGCCATCACCGGCGCTGGTGCAAACGCTACCGTCAACATCGGCGATGTGTTCACTGTGGCTGATTGCTACGCTGTGAACCCACAGACCCGTGAGTCCACCGGCTCGTTGTTCCAGTTCGTGGCTACCGCTGCCGTGACTCTGGACGGCTCTGGCGCTGGCAGCATCACTGTGGCTCCGATCTACTCGGCTGCTAACGCTCTGGCCACCGTGAACTCCCTGCCTGCTACCAGCAAGGCTGTCGTGTTCGTGGGTGCTGCTTCCACTCAGTACGCTCAGAACCTGGTGTACCACAAGGATGCCATCACCTTCGCCACCGCCGACCTGTTGCTGCCCCAAGGCGTTGACATGGCCAGCCGTGCCGTCCACAACGGTATCAGCCTGCGCGTTGTTCGTCAGTACGACATCAACAACGACCGTATGCCTTGCCGTATCGACGTTCTGTATGGCTTCAGCACGATCCGTCCTCAGATGGGCGTTCGCCTCTGGGGCTAATTTGAATGCCCCTTCGGGGGCTTCATTTCGCAAACTCTCTTTTTTAAGGAAATTATCATGGCTCTCCCTAATGGCGCTGGTGGCTACCAGATCGGCGACGGCAACGTCGGTGAAGCACAAATCTTTGTTCAAGGCGCTCCGACTGCCCTGACCGCTGGCGCGACTGCGACTGCGGCTCAACTGTCCAACGGCCTGTTCACTTTCAACGGCACCGCCGGCAACCTCCAGTTGCCTACCGTGGCCGATCTGGAAGCGGACATTTCGTCGGCCAGCAAGGTCAACGCTGCGTTTGACTTCTACATCGTCAACACTGACGCTGCAGATGCCATCACTCTGACGACCGGCACCGGCTGGACGATTGTGGGTGCTGCTGCTGTGGCTTTGTCCACTTCGGCTCACTTCCGCGCTCGTAAAACCGGCGATGGTTCTTGGACTGCTTACCGCATTTCCTAAACCCTAAAGCCCCCTGATCGGGGGCTTTTTTAAGGAATCATCATGGCAAATACCAAACCAATTGGCGTGGCGTATACCGACCAAGACATCGTGGGCGCACAATATGTGCTGTCTGACGAGCAGTTGGGTTACACCACTGCTGCTCAAGGTACTGTGACCCAGGCCACCAGCAAGTCTACCGCAGTGACCCTGAACAAGGCGGCTGGTCAAATCACGATGAACAACGCAGCGTTGGCGAGTGTTACCAATGTGACCTTCACATTGAACAACACGCTCATCTCCACAAACGATGTGTTGATTCTGAACGTGGGCGGCGGCGCTACTGCCGGTGCTTACAACTGCTGGGTGTCCGGTCTGAGCGCAGGCTCGGTCAGCATCACCCTTCGCAACATTTCTGGCGGTTCGCTGTCCGAAGCTGTGGTTCTGAACTACGCAGTCGTTCACTGTCAGTAAACCAAACTAAAGGCCCCCCTAATCGGGGGCTTTTTTAACTCATGGTCATCTATCTCACACACCCTGTCCACGGTGCCAAAGTGGCGACAATGGATCTGGAAGCCGAAGCCGATGAAAAAAACGGCTGGGTGCGCTACAATCCAGACACGCCTTCGGCTCCCGAAGAAGCGGCCAACACACTCGTTGTGAAGCGCAAATACACGCGCAAAGTGGAAGCTGAACCCGAAGGAGTCTGAGCATGGCAACCTACACCGCTGGCGATCAAATCAACCGGGCATTCCGGTTGCTTGGCATTCTTGCCGAAGGTGAAACGCCCTCTGCTGCAATGTCCCAAGACGCCCTGATGGCGTTGAATCAAATGATTGATTCGTGGAACATTGAACGACTGTCAGTCTTTTGCACCCAAGACCAAGTTTTCACTTGGCCATCTGGCTTTCTGAGCCGCACCCTTGGCCCGACCGGTGATTTTGTCGGTCTGCGCCCTGTTTTGCTTGATGAGGCCACATACTTCAAAGCGCCCAACGGCGTGTCGTATGGCATCAAATTCATCAACCAGCAGCAGTACAACGGCATTGCGGTCAAGACCGTGACCTCCACATACCCGCAGGTGATCTTCGTCAACATGACATTCCCCGATGTGGAGATGTTTGTTTACCCACGGCCAACCCAAGACTTGGAATGGCATTTTGTGTCGGTGCAAGAGTTGGACAAGCCAGCAGACCTGTCCACCGTCTTGTACTACCCGCCAGGCTACCTGCGGGCGTTCACCTACAACCTAGCGATGGAAATCGCGCCCGAGTTTGGCGTCGAGCCAAGCCCACAGGTGCAGCGCATCGCCATGACCAGCAAGCGCGATCTGAAGCGCATCAACAACCCCGACGATGTGATGGCACTGCCATACGCTCTGGTGGCCAACCGCCAGCGCTTTAATATTTACAGTGGCAATTTTTAATGACTATGGTATTCAACTATTGTCATACTTGCTATGTTTGCCAGCAATAAACCCTTTCACCCCTTTGACCGCCCGCAAAAGTCCTTTGGCTTTGTAGGCGTCAATTGCGTGTTGAAGGTTTTGCTGGTGCGTAACAACTTCCAAGTTGTCCAGTCGATTGTTGGCGCGATCAAGGTCTTTATGGTTTATTTCCAATCTGCCTTCAATGCGTCCGTTAAACGCCTCCCACACCATGCGATGCACCCCTCGTCGAATGTATTTGGAATCTTTGCAAAGACTTGCAACAAAGTAATGTTTCAGCAATTGCGGTTTGATCAACCTATGCGCCGAATCGCCGACCCATGTTTTGCCCAGCTTGATAGAATGCGCCGGGGGTATGCTAGTGCCCAAAAACTCAGCAACTTGTTTAAGGGTCGCGCCGTGTTCAAACATCTGCTTGGCTTCAGGAATTTTGGCGGCATTAAGCGTCTTTCCTCGGGCAATTCGGCGCACGTTTCCAAGGTCGCTAACCTCGTACAATTCTTCAAAATCCAACACTGGTTTCCACGTTTCCATGACTTGACTCCATTTAACATGAATGGGAGTGTAGCATGAAGTCGCCGATCCTTGGGTCTGCCTATGTTGCCCGTAGCGTCAATGCTGCGGACAACCGCATGGTCAACCTGTTCCCCGAAATCGTGCCAGAGGCCGGTAAAGAGCCAGCCTACCTGCAACGCGCACCCGGCTTGCGTCTGCTGACCACGGTCGGCACTGGCCCCATCCGGGGCATCAGCTCGTTCAACGGCAACCTGTATGTTGTCTCGGGCGAGCAACTGATCAAGTTGGATGCGGCGTACACCGCCACGGTGCTGGGCACGGTGTCTGGCGCAACTGAGCCGGTGTCGATGGCCAACAACGGCATTCAACTGTTTGTTGCTTGCAATGGCCCAAGCTATGTCTACAACTCAGACACACTGGCTTTTGGCCAGATTACTGACCCTGATTTTCCGGGCGCTCTTACGGTGTCTTTTCTGGATGGCTATTTTGTGTTCATTGAACCAAGCAGCCAGCGAGTCTGGGTCACCGCGCTCAACGACCCAACATCCATTGACCCGCTAGATTTTGCAAGCGCCGAGGGCGACCCCGATGGCCTGATCTCGTCCATTGTCAACCAAGGCCAGGTTTGGCTGTTTGGCACCAACTCGGTCGAAGTCTGGTACGACTCTGGCAATGTGGATTTCCCTTTGCAGCGCATCCAAGGCGCGTTCAACGAGATCGGCTGCGCGGCCACATTCTCGGTCGCCAAGCTGGACAACGGCCTGTTTTGGCTTGGACAAGACGCCCGTGGCACTGGCATGGTCTACCGCGCCAACGGCTACACCGGCGTGCGGATCAGCACCCACGCTGTCGAGTGGCAAATGCAGCAGTACGACACGATCTCGGACGCCGTGGCCTACACCTACCAGCAGGACGGCCACAGCTTCTATGTGCTGAACTTCCCCTCGGCCAACACGACTTGGGTCTACGATGTGGCCACCCAAGCCTGGCATGAGCGTGCCGGGTGGCAGAACGGCGCGTTTACCCGCCACCGCGCCAATTGCCAGACCTTTTTCAGCAACAACGTGACGGTGGGCGACTACCAGAACGGCAACATCTACGCCTTTGATCTGGATGTCTACGCCGACCACGACCGGGTGCAAAAGTGGCTGCGGTCATGGCGGGCGCTGCCCACGGGCCAAAACAACTTCAAGCGCACCACCCAGCACAGCCTCCA